TAGGCTGCCATCGCTTCACTGAACAATGTGTTGGCGAGAGTTGTGGTGGGGTTGCCAGACTCTTGAATGGGTGCGGACTCTAAATCCATCACCACCTTCTTGACTCCGTCAACCTTGGCAAACACTCGCCAAATGCAACGATCAGGGGCGCATTGTTTGATGATTTTCTTCGCCGTGAGAGCAGGCTCTACAGCACCGTCAAGCTCGGCCCAACGTGCTATAGCTCTGTAAAGACCGGTCCACAGTCTGCCGTCGAACTCAACGAATTTTTCTCCGCTACGGCCTGAGTCAAATCCGCTGAGATCTTTGTCGGCAGAATAATGGGAGTCTTCTGGCGGCATGAAATCATTCATTCTCTCAATCACATCATCGCTGTTCATACCCTGGATGAAGCTCGGGAAAAACTTCTTAGCAGCTTGCATAACTCGGTACACGACGCATGCATTGTATCCTTTAGCATACTTCGTCGCGTTTGCGATGCAACGAGGGCGACTAGACAGATCTTTTGCTCTTCCATGCTCATCTTCCTCAGGGAATTGAACATCGAGGAACATCTCGTACTGCTTCGTCATAACCTCGTAGATGTCCGTGTACTTGCTCCAATCTGGATTGAAAAGCTGCTCGCGGATATTCTCCTCGTAAGTCTTCATTTTTTCCTGACTCCATGTCTCTTTTCTAGTTCTAAGCCATTCTTCCCATGGAATGTAGAACTCATCTTGGTTTTCACAGACCCATCGAGTAAATTTGTTGAGGCGGGGTCTGAAGAAGCTGATGAAATCCTGCAAAACAGCTGGGTCAGGTTGGAGGAGGGGTAGGAACTGTCGGCCAAACAGTGCAGCAAAGGTGTTGTTCAGGGAGTTCTTGAAGGAGTATTCGTGGTACTCAGTATGATTCAGGGTAGGGATGGGGCCAGTCCTGAGACCAATAGATTTTCGAGGGTTTATGCTCACTTGGTCTAAGGCGATTCTCATCCACTGATCCTTAGTATAGTTCTTGAATCTGATGTCCAAGATCAGTGGGTTAGCCCTGCAGTAGAGCTCGGAATCCCAACAAGCTTCTACAGCGAAACACGACGGCCTGAGTCGCGAGAATCCTTCAACAGCCTTACCTTTCTTCTTTTTCCAAGTAAACACCAGAGGGTTGGGCTCGAACTGGAGGTCTCCAGTCTGGGGTCGATTCGTCAAAAGGAAATTGGCGAGAGATATTCTTTTTGTCTTTTTCTTTGA